GGGTCTGGCAGATTATCAGTTCGGTTGTTACAGACGCCTTCCGCAGTGAAGGCTTTTTAATTTGTGGTAATGGGCGGCTGGTGGGTGTTAGCGGCACCTGCCAGCCATCTGCTCATGCGTTGGGGTCACAAGCAAACCTCAGGCCCATCTGCTTTGCGCAAAAGCGGTATGAGCCTATCAGAGAAGTGCTTATTGATCTATGGCCAATACTGTAAAAATATCCAGTTGTGAGTTAATCAACGCTGATTGCCTGGAATTTATCCAGACCTTACCGGAAAATTCTGTCGATCTGATAGTCACAGACCCGCCATACTTTAAAGTGAAGCCCGAGGGCTGGGATAACCAGTGGGAGGGCGACGATGATTACCTGAAATGGCTGGACCAGTGTCTGGCGCAGTTCTGGCGGGTACTGAAGCCTGCCGGAAGTCTTTACCTGTTCTGTGGTCATCGCCTGGCATCTGACACCGAAATCATGATGCGTGAGCGCTTTAATGTGCTGAACCACATTATCTGGGCGAAGCCGTCCGGACGCTGGAACGGGTGCAATAAGGAAAGTCTGCGGGCGTATTTTCCGGCAACAGAGCGCATTCTGTTTGCAGAACATTATCAGGGACCGTATCGCCCGAAAGATGATGGCTATGTGGAGCAGGGGCGCGAGCTAAAACAGCACGTCATGGCCCCGCTGATTTCTTACTTTCGTGATGCGCGTAAATCACTGGGAATAACGTCAAAACAGATAGCGGAAGCCACCGGAAAGAAAAACATGGCTTCGCACTGGTTTGGTGCCAGTCAGTGGCAGTTACCGAACGAGGGTGATTACAATAAATTGCAGGCGTTGTTTGCGCGTGTTGCGGCAGAAAAACATCAGCGCGGGGAACTGGAAAAGCCACACCACCAGCTGGTCAGCACATACAGTGAGCTGAACCGGCAGTATACGGAACTGCTGAGTGAATATAAAAATTTGCGGCGGTATTTCGGTGTGACGGCGCAGGTTCCGTACACCGATGTCTGGACGCATAAACCGGTGCAGTACTATCCAGGGAAACATCCGTGCGAAAAACCGGCAGAAATGCTGCAGCAGATAATCAACGCGAGCAGTCGTCCGGGAGACCTGGTTGCAGATTTTTTTATGGGTTCAGGTTCAACGGTAAAAGCGGCGATGGCACTGGGGCGTTGTGCGATTGGTGTTGAGCTGGAGACAGGACGTTTTGAACAGACAGTCAGGGAAGTTCAGGATTTAATCGTTTGAAACGGATGAGATTGCAGAATTAATTACGCACCATTATTATTCTGCTCCCGGCCCTTTAGCTCAGTGGTGAGAGCGAGCGACTCATAATCGCCAGGTCGCTGGTTCAAATCCAGCAAGGGCCACCATCACATACCGCCATTAGCTCATCAGGATAGAGCGCCAGCCTTCGAAGCTGGTTGCGCGGGGTTCGAGTCCTCGATGGCGGTCCATTATCTGTACCCTGCGTTGTTAGCTCAGCCGGACAGAGCAATTGCCTTCTAAGCAATCGGTCACTGGTTCGAATCCAGTACAACGCGCCACGCTTATTTTTCCAGGCTCGCTTCGGCGGGCCTTTTTCATATCCGCGCCACGCCCGGCGCACATCAAAAAACCACAGAGCCTTTCAGGGGTGAGCTTACGGGATGGTCAGTGTGACTTTCTCTGTGGGCTGGTCACCCCCGGGCGCAGGCTCACCCACTAAAAGGAAAAGTCACGATGTTTGGTATTTTTAAAAAGAAAACCCGCAAGGCCATTACCGAAGTGAAGAAGATGGAGAACCGTGACGCAGTGGAGGCGACCGTCTGGGGCGCGTACTCCATTGCATACGCTGACGGCACCTGTGACGCGAAAGAAATCGCGGTACTGGAAAAAACCATTGCAGCACTTCCTGCCTTTGCGCCGTTCTCCGGTGAGATTCCACAAATGAGTGCAAATATCCGCGCCCGTTATGAAGCGTCGCCGCGTTCTGCCAATGCCGAAGCTCTTCGTCAGCTGGCTGATGTTGCCGGTACTGATGATGCAGTTAATGTGCTGTGCCTGTGTCTGGATATCGCTGACCAGGACGGTATCGGTCAGGAAGAAGAAGCGCAACTGAAGAAAATTGCGCAGGCGCTGCAGTTGCCGCTGGAGCAGTACCTGTGAAAAGTGCGCGCCTTGTGCTGGCTGTCATCCTGTTGTTTCTGGTAGTGGTGGTTGATTTCACCGGACGACTGATATCGGTGCTGGCAGATGGTGTGCTGGTGGCGATGGCGCTGGTCGTGCTCCGGCCTTTACTGCGTAAATCTGAATAACATCACACAAAAGGCATCTGCGGATGCCTTTGACGGGGTGTTTTTTTACGGGTCGCTGGTGGCCCTTTTTTTATTTTCAGGAGGAAGTATGTCTGAACCCTTATCCGGTTCCGGCACGGCTGCGGCGCTGGGTGGCGCGACGGTATTCGGGCTGTTTACCGGGATGGATTTCGGGATTGTGTTTGGCGCGTTCGCCGGGGCGTTATTTGTGGCAACGATGCCGCAGTCACTTTCAGTCTGGCGCGTGGTGGCGCATTTTCTGGTGTCGTTTATTGTCGGCGTGCTGGGAGCGCGTGTGCTGTCAGCCTGGATTGCATCAAAAACAGGGTATGACGGTACATCAGCAGATGCGCTTTGCGCGGTGCTGGTCTCGGTGGTGTCGGTGAAGATTCTCTCGTTCATCCACCAGCAGGATATTGCATCGCTGGTGTCCGGTGTGTTCTCCCGCCTGCGGGGTGGAGGAGGCGGCAATGTTAAGTAACCTTCCCGGATTGCTGAATGTGGCGTTATGCACGGTTATCGTGCTGACGCTCTTTTTTTATCGTCGCCGTGATTCCAGACATAAACCGCTGGTGTCATGGCTGGCCTGGCTGCTGATGCTGCTGTATGCCTTTGCGCCCCTCAGCTATCTGTGTGGTCGCCCGTTAGCAACGGGCTGGCTGGAAGTGTTTTTTAACCTGCTGTTCTGCGTGCTGGTGATACGCGCACGCGGGAACGTCACAAAAATCTTTCCATTGTTGAGGTGAATATGCCGGGTAAATTCAGATTCAGCCGTCGCAGTGAAAAAAATCTGGAGGGTGTCAAACCACAGCTGGTTGCTGTAGTTCGCCGTGCGCTGGAGCTGACGGAGGTTGATTTCGGTATTACGGAAGGCCTGCGCAGTAAGTATCGCCAGAAACAGCTGGTTGCGGAAGGGAAAAGCCAGACCATGAACAGCCGCCACCTGACCGGTGATGCGGTGGATGTTGTGGCCTACATCGGCAGCCAGGTGTCATGGGAGTGGCCTCTGTACGAGAAAATCGCACAGGCATTTAAGCAGGCTGCCGCAGAGCTGGGGATCGCTATCGAATGGGGCGGGGACTGGAAAACGCTGAAAGACGGACCTCACTTTCAGCTGAAGCGATAAGTAAAACAAAACCCCGGCTGGGGGAACAGTCCGGGGTTGCATTTTGATAAATCAGACATGGAGATAATTCATGCAGGTAAAGGATAACAATAAAACCTTTCTGAGTATAGGGGGCAGTATGACACCTAAAGCAGCAAATATTGCCGGAATTATTCTTGCATTATCGGCAATGATCGGGGCAATTGGTTTTGCGGTTGCAGTGATAGCATATGTTTGTAGATAAGACAGAAAATCCGGCGAATCTCTGCCTTATCCGGGCGGTGACTTTTGTCATTAAGTGGATGGTGGTTGGCATCGCCGTGTCTCCGATGCTGTATGGGCTGGCAAAATTGATTGTTGCTCTGAAATCGTGAGTGGTGATATGACGCGAAAACACTGGACACACAGAATGCCGCGAACGGCGGTGAAACGGGCACTGGTAGCGATACTGGTGCCTTTTTTATTGGTGGGGTGCGTCAGTCTGGATAAGGCGCGCCAGCTTTTCGATACCGCGTCTCAGGTCTGTGAAATTGTCGACGGTGTTCGGCAATGTCTGCAGAACTGATCGCCTGTAAGAGCAGAATATTTTGCTGAAAAATGAAGGATGCGCCAGCGTCCGGTAAGCATGAAATTCTGTGTTTGTGGCTACTCAATAAAATAAATTCTTTCTGTCGCCGCGAATACTCAAATGTTGATCAGTGCCCGGTGCGGCGACGGGCTTCGATATCAGGAGACGATGATGGAAAAAACAGAAAACAAACCGATTGTAATTGGTGCTGATGCTGCTCCGTTTAAGTTTGAGTTGTCTCAACTGGTGGAGATGCGTATCAGTGATGAATGGGGTGAGGTTAAAGCCCGCGCGCAGTATACGGATGGCGAAAACCAGTACTTGATCCACTACAAAGCAGCTGATGGTCGCGCCACGACGGAGTGGTTTGGTGAGTCAATGCTGGAAGCAACAGAAGATGATCGTCATCCGGGTTGTCCGGTATTTGCCGGTATGAAATTACCGGAAGGCGCAGTTGTTACTGAGTAACAGGCATTACAGCAGCCCTTCAGTGAGGGGCTGCGATAATGNCGGTATTAAGGAGATTCCAATGCCATCACGAATNCCCCGCGCCTGTCGTAAGCGTGGATGTGCAGGCACAACAACAGACAGTTCGGGTTACTGCGATAAGCATCGCGGTGAAGGCTGGGNNCAGCACCAGCGCGGACTGAGCCGCCACCAGCGTGGCTATGGCTCAAAATGGACGGTGATTCGTGCCCGTATTCTGAAGCG